GCGAAACGCAAGTCTGTTGTCGTCGGCGGCGAGAACAATCACAACATGAAGGTATTGCCGGAAACCTACGCGACCGAAGCCGACGCGCGCGCGGCGGCAACGTCCGAGCTGAACCGCACGAAGCGAAGCCAAGCGACCATGAGCTATAGCCTCGCGCTCGGCCGGCCCGATCTGTTCCCCGAGCTGCCTGTGTACCTGTCGGGATTCAAGCCCGATATCGACAACGAGTCATGGCTTGTGAAGAAAGTGCGGCACGAGCTATCGGACGGCGGATATACGTGCGAGCTGGAACTTGAAACGCGCGACGATCCGACGAGCGAAAAGCATCGATCGCATTTCCGCAAGGGCGGGCAATAAAACGAACGTTTTCGATACTGTGCGTTTGGGGGCTGAAAAGCCCCCTTTTTTTCACCCCTACCCGTAAAGAAACACCGTAAAATAATCAAAGTAACGGAAACCCCCGTTACAACGGATTCTTTACACCACGGGACGCACCATGCACAAACCGCTAATCATCATGGCTTGCTCGGCGACGAAGGACACGAAGCCCGCGCCGGCGTTCGAGCTATATCAAGGCGTCATGTACTCCACGTTTCGCGCGAACGAGCCGGCCGTGCGACCGGCTGTCGTGATCCTCTCTGCCAAGCACGGGTTTATCGCGGCCGACCAACACATCGCGCCATACGAGCAACGCATGACCGATGCACGCGCCGATGAAATGGTCGACGAGCTGCCCGACTTCGATTCGATCGAATGGCCCTCGGACGTGAGCGCGATCTTTCTCGCCGGCGGCAAGACGTATCAACGCGTGATGCGCGCGGCGATCGAGCGGCGCATTGAACTCGGCTTGCTGCCGCGCGACGTGACGATCGAGCGCACGGCCGGCGGCATCGGCTATCAACGCGCGCAGCTCGGCGCGTATCTGCGCGGCATGGGGGCGAGCAATGCGTGATCCGAAAGACAAGGGCACGCTCGATATCGTGAGCGGCGGCATGCGAATCGGCTATGCGCGCGTGTCGACGGTCGACCAAAACCTAGAGCTGCAACACGACGCGCTCGCGCGAGCTGGATGCACTCAAGTCTACGAAGAAAAGGCGAGCGGCAAGTCGAAGGCCGGGCGGCCCGAGCTGGCGAACATGATGCGCGCGCTACGCAAAGGCGACACGCTGATCGTTTGGCGACTCGATCGCCTCGGCCGGTCGCTTGCCGACCTCGTGCAGATTGTCGACGAGCTGGCCGCGCGCGGCGTCGCGTTCGAAAGCCTCTCGGAAAAAATCGACACGAGCACGGCGCAAGGCCGAATGTTTTTCGGCTTCATTGCGGCGATGGCGCAATATCAACGCGACGTGATTAGCGAGAACACGCTTGCCGGCTTGAAAGCGGCTCGCGCTCGCGGGCGCAATGGGGGGCGGCCCCCTGCCCTCGATGACGCTGCGATAAGAGAGATTCGCGTGCTCATGAAAAGCCCTGATATCTCGATGGCGAGCATCGCGAAGCGATACGGCGTGAGTAAGCCAACGCTTTACAACTCACTCAAACGAGCTGAGAAGAAAGAAGCCTCGAAACCCACGCCGGCACGTAAGAAGCCAACTAGCGCACGCAGCGCAAATGCCCGAAGCAATACCCGATGAACTCAACAGCCTCGGCCGCGTCGGGGCTGATGACTTCACTTGCATAAGACGTGTTGTCTGTGAGCAAGTGCAGCGCGCCGGCGTGCGTGCGCTGCACTCGTCGGATGCGTAGGCTATCCCCGATACGAACTACATAAACGCCGTCGATATCGCGTTGCCGTCGATCGACGAGCACCACATCACCATCATTGAGCGAAGGCGACATGACGTTGCCGGCGTTTCGAAACGCGACCACATCATCGAGCGACGCGTCGTAATGCTCAAGCCATTCGCGCGGCATCCTCATCGTGAGCTGTGGCGATGCGAACAATTCAGGTATGCCCGCTAAGTCATAGGCGGGTATCTCGACATAGCTCTCGTCCGGCACTTGCATATCTCCCCCGTGCAACGTTAATTCCGGTTCCTCTATGCCCGGCGAGCCTCTACCGAGCACTAGCCAGTCAAGACTTACTCCACGTTTTTCCGCAAGCGCAACGCATTCGGCAAGGGGCATCCTGTCCCGAATTTTCCAGACTGCCGGCTGACTGCGCGACGCGCCGATCGCTTCGGCAAGGTCTACATCGGACTTTACTCCGACTACCTCTTTCATTCTGTCGACTATGCCTTGAATACGCGCCTTGTTTGGACTCATTTCTGGCCTTAAAAATTTCAAATAGTTATGTTTCTTACCGCACAGTAAGCGTACAATTACACTCAGTAACACTAAGCGACAACCTGTTACAACATGAAAACAATGCCTCTTTCAAACAGTCAAAGACCACCGGGTAAGCGCGTACCGATCCCCCTGAGTGCCGAGGAAATCGGGAACCTGCAAACACTTGCTAGACAAGACCAACGAAGCGAAGCGCAGATGGCTCGAATTATCTATCTCGCTGGACTCGAACAATATGAGCGTGCTGCGAAACGGCGCGGCGGCCGATAACGAACCGTAACAAAGACCGTGAAGGGTTAAGGCCGGGGGCGGTTTCCTTATCTCGATCGGAGCACTAAAACCATGCGAATCACTCTCGCCTGTCCGCACTGCCGAAGCCGCGTTATCGCTCGCACGTCGCGCGAAATGTCGTCGACGATGCGCGAAATCGTGTTCGTCTGCGTTGATTACAACTGCGGTCACACATTCGTCGCGCAGCTCGAAGCCGTGCGAACCCTTTCGCCGAGTGCGAAACCTAATCCGGCGATCGGCTTGCCGCTCTCGCCTCACGTTAAAGAGCGCGTCATGCGCCAACTTGAACTGATCGGCTAACACGCCGGCGTCTGTACGAGGGACCAACCAATGCTTATCGATACCTCTTTGCATTACACCGCGCTCGCTTTTCTCGCGAAGCATCACGCCGAACACCTGGACCCCGATCGCGGGTTGCTGATCGAGCGTTGTGTCGCTCACCTGATGAAATCGAACGACATTTCGAAGCGCGAGGCGGAAGTCGCCGCGCTGCAAGCTTACGGCGAACATGAGTCGCGGCGATGCAAGGCTTATGTCGATATGTCTTTGACGACGAGTCACACGATTTTCGTGCGCGATCCTCTCACCGCGCGCTTGCGCGTTTTCACGGTCGCCGAGCTGATCGACCTTGTAAAGACGCCGGCCTTGTCTAGCGTGCCCGTTCCGAGCACTCGCGACATGCTCGCGAACGGCGTCGCCGACCCCGCCTAACAGCTCTACCCCACTTCCCGAATAAACACCTTCCGAGCCGCGCTCTCTGAGCTGCGGCCGGAATAGCTCACGCCTACGAATCGAAAAGAAATGGCCTCGATCGAAGAACTTAAGCGCCGCATCGACCTGCACGACCTCGCCGACAAGCTCGGCATCAAAAAGGGCAAGGGCGGCGAAAAGGCGAACTACCATTCGCCGCACACGACCGACAAAGTGCCGTCGCTGTCGATCTTTCCCGTACTGCCCGCGCAGGGCACCGGCTGGAAAGATCACTCGACCGGCAAGGGCGGCTCGTGCATCGACCTCGTGATGTATGTCCAAGGCTGTGACGTTTCCGAGGCTATGAAGTATCTGCACGAGGCTTTCAGCATTCCGTTTGATCGCGTCGACAAGCCGGCCGAGCAAGAGCGCCCGAAAACGGCCGTCGACTACATCGCCGAACGTTCCATCGATAGCCGCGAGAAAGCGCGCGAGTATTTGAAGGGTCGCGGCATCACCGACGCGGCGATCGATCGCGCATTCAAATGCAAGACGCTCGGCTATAACGATTGGACGAGCCCTAAGCGCCCGGCCGGCGAAGTCGGGCACGGCGGCCCCGCTGTTGTGACGCTCGTCTATACCCTTAACGCTTCGCAGCTCGTCGCGGCTGACATGCGGTATTTCGATCCGTCTATCAATGGCGGGGTCAAGACGCAAACGCAAGGCGAGAAAGACGGCCACGGCTGGACCGCTGACGCTCGCAAGCTGGCCGGCGCTCACCGCGTCGTAATCGTGGAAAGCGCAATCAATGCGCTGTCGATCGACTCGTGCGATATCCCCGGCACGGCCGCATATGCACTGCGCGGCATCGGCAACGTCGACAACATCGACTTTTCATTTCTGCGCGGCAAACAAGTCGTGATCTGCCTCGATAACGATGATGTGATCCCCGAAGGAAAGCCGCGCGCCGGCGAGCGCCCCGGCCCCGATGCCGCATGCCGTCTGTATGAACGCCTCACGGCACTCAACATCGCGTGCATCCTCGTCGATCAAGCCGATTGGGTTAAAGACCTTGCGGACGGCTCGAACAAGGCCGAGTCGATCAATGATGTAAATGATTTCCTGCAACTGCGCGGCCCCGACGAGCTGCGCCGCGCACTCGACAATTACGAGCAATGGCTTATCCCCGGCATGCCCGGCGATACAACTCGGAAAGGAAAGCCCCGCGTGTTCCTGCCCTCGCATGACTTCGCGCAATACTGGCGTTTCCGCTCGCGGCTCGATTTCTCGACGTACATCGCCAAGGCCGGCGAAACCGAAGAAGATGCGCCGACGCACATCGACCTCGCCGGCTTTCGCGTCGCATCGTTTAGCCGTGTTGCCGTGGCAAGCGCCTCGTCGACCATGACCGGCGATCCCGACAACTCGCCGACCGTCTATTTCGCCGTCACTGTGCAGACCCCGCGCCACGGCGCGGACCTCACGCGCTCTGTGCTCAACGATAAGCAGATTCACAACCTCACGGTATGGAACCAGTTCGGCCCGATCTGGGAGCCGAAACGCTTTTCGCGCATGGTGACGATTCTCGAACGCACGGCGCACCTCGGCGCGCGCAATGCCGCGAACTATGTCGGCCTCGCGTGGCGCGATGGCCGGCTCGTCGTCAATGAAGGCCCGGATTGCTATTTCACGAACGCCGAACAGCAATGCCCGTATCACAACCTGACGTTTCCGAGCGGCGCGACCTCGGACGCGGCCCGCGTGCTCGGCAAGTATCAAGAGACGTTCAAAGAGAACGCGGCGGCTCTCGCGCTCGTTTGGGGTCTAGGCGGGCACCTTAAGGCGCTGCTCGGCTTCTGGCCGCACATGATGATGCAAGCCGACAAGAGCGCCGGTAAGTCGACGCTCATTAAGGCGCTCGAACGCACGATCGGCTTTACGATGTTTTCCGGTCAATCGCTGCAAACCGAATTCCGCTTGCTCACGAGCATTAGCCATACATCGCACCCGGTCGGATGGGAGGAATTGAGCGCGCGCAAGCAAGACGTGATCGATAAGGCGGTCGGCTTGCTGCAAGAAAACTACCAATACACGATCACGAAACGCGGCTCGGAAATGACCGAATACGTGTTGTCGGCCCCCGTGCTGCTCGCCGGCGAGGACGTGCCCGTGCGATCGCTGCACGGCAAGCTCGTTCGCACGAACCTCACGAACAAGAAAGGCCCGATGTTGCCGCGTGATCTGCCGCGTTTCCCCGTGCGGCAATGGCTTCAATATCTCGCCGAGCTGGACCGCGACGCCGTGCTCGATAAGTACGAGGAACTTCGCGCGTACTGCCTGAAAAAGAGCTGCGGAAGCGGCGACGACGAAGGCGGAAAGCGTATGGCCTCGAACTATGCCGCGCTGCTGCTCGCATGGGGTTATCTGTGCGACTTCGCCGGCATGCCGACCAACGCCGGCGACTTCGGAAACGACTTGCTCGCCGAAATGAATCGCCACATCGCCGAAACGAGCGCCGACCGCTCGCCGTGGGTCTGGATTCTCGAAACCGCGCTCTCTGAGATTGATGCCGGCTCGTTCAAGCACCCGCACAAATTCGATGAAGTCGACGGCGAGGATTGTTTGCTCGTGCGGCCGTCGCACATCATGGACCACATTGCCGGCTCGACGAGTCTGCGCGAGAAATGGAACGGCTTGCCGGTCAAAACGCCGGCCGTGTTCCGCCGGCAATTGCTCGCGGCCGGCGTCACGGTCGGCGACAAGGAAATCGAGCGCACGATTCATCAAAAGCGCGTGCAGCACCTTACGCCGTTGTCGCTCAAGCGCCTCGCCGGTTATGGCCTCTCCGTCGCTCGCAATTTGAATCACGTTCATGAGAATTGAGGCGGCCCATGAACGATAGCCAGTACGCCGGCATGCTGCCGAAAAATCCGCTGTTCCGGGAATTCGTGACGACCTTTACCGACTTTCACGACCTCGCGACCGAGGACGAAGCCGCGACGTTTATTCGATACGTCTGCGAAGTCGAATCGCGTCGCGAGCTGGACACGAACAAGCGCGCCGCGTGGCGCTTTCACGAGATTTTGCGGCGCACCTTCATCGCCTGGAACAAAGAGCGACACCGGAGCCGATAGGACGGCCGCCGGCCGGCCGCCCTGCCCTACCCCTTGCCTTACCCCTTCCGGCCGCCTGTGCGGCCCGCCAATCGACCGAGAAAGGAGAAACGATGCAAACCATTAAACCCCGCGCGAAATGGCTGAAAGGCGGCGACGCGCCAATGTGGGAGCTGTCGCACCCGCACACGACCGTCAAAGTATGGTCGGCCCTGCCCCGCGACGGCGCGGCGATGCTGCTCGATCGCTATGTCGTGCCGAATCTGGCCGAGCTGCCGCGCAGCTCGAACGGGAGCGCGGTATGAGCTACGGCGAGGCGTTGAAAAAGACGGCGTTGTTTATTCCCGTGTCGCTGTTCGACCGCGGACTATGGCGCGCGATCGGCGAGCACGCCGGCGAGCTGCTTGTCGCGCTCGTCGCGCTCGTCGGCCGGCTCGGCGCGATCGCGTTCTATCCCGTGGCCGTGCCGATCCTCGCCGCGCTCGTCGTCGCGGCCGAGCGCGCGAACCGGCGCGAGCGCGATCGCGTTTCGCGCGAGCTGGCCGCCGAATGGGGCGAGCCGATCGAGCTGCACGCGCACACGCATCACGAGCCGGGCGAGCTGCGCACCATCGCCCCATGAAAAAAGCCGCTGACGCTCTCGCGCCGGCGGCTCTCTGAATTCCCCCTGCCTGACCTTTGGCCGCCCCGTGCGGCCTTTTTTTCGCCTACCGTTCGAGCCAACCTAACGACTCGACGCATATCTTTTCGTCGTCGATCTGGCATGCCGCTTCGCTGGCGTCGGCGACTCGTTGCCACGCCAACGTGCATGCGATTTCAAGTGTCGCGACGATCAACACGAAAGCCGCGACGCGCCTCATGCTTGCTCTTTCGCCTTAAGCCAATCGGCGCACGCGTCGGCGAACGCGGCGGCCCGGCTCAAACCGCGTGCGGCGGCTGCCTCGTCCATACGCGCCAGAATGGCCGGATCGATCGTCAAGCTAATCGGCGTTTTGCGCGTGCTCGATGCGACGACGCGCGGCGGCTTCGCCGGCGTCGGAGCTGGCGCGGCCGGCGCGGCCGGCACTACGGCGCCGGCGCTGCTCGCCGCGTCGGGCGCACCGTTGATAAAGGCCATGCGTTCGGCCTCGCTTACCTGTTTCGCTTGCGGTCGCTTCGTGATGCCCATTTCGTTTTAACCTCGTATCAACTCGATATCTACTTGATATTAACTTGCCGTTGCCGTCATAGCAGCGAAAAAAGCGTCGCGAAGCCGCTCGATTTCGACGCACGCGAGCTGATTGCGGCGCTTCTGTTCCTCGACGTGGATGCCCGCGCCGCTGGCGTCGGCGAAGGCCTTGCGATCGCTCACGCGCACGTCTAGCAGCTCAAGCCCCGGATATTCTTTGACGGCCTCGGCGGCCTCGCTGTTGTCTTTGCTCTGAGGGTCGGCGCGATTGACGAAGGCGAACGCGCGCAAGTCGGCGACGGCGCGCGACTCGTCGACGATCTTCGCGATATCGGCCAACGCCCACACATCGAACGAGCGAGGAAGGAAAGGAATGAGCACGGCATCGCTCACCGTGAGCGCCGCGCGCAACGCCGTCGAATCGCGGCCGCCGGCGTCGATCACGACATGATCGTAATTGCCGCGCTGCTGCATCACCTGTGCGCGCAGCGTCGCGCCCTCGGCATACGCCGACGCGGCAATCATCGGCCGGCCGCTATCAGCTCGCGCCGTGATCGCGCCGATGCTCGTTTCTTGCCGGTCGCCGTCGACCAACCAGACGCGCGCGCCCTCGATCGCCAAGCCTAGCGCGAGCTGTACCGCAATCGTCGACTTACCTACCCCGCCCTTGCTGTTCCCGACCGTAAAAATCATGTTGTGACGCTCCGTTAAGTTTGTACCAACCTGCAATCATGTTGATATCAACTTGCCATATAAATGATACCAACTAGATACCGAGTATATATTCATTGCATGTTGATATCAACATCATATCGACATGCCGGCGGCCGGCGGAGTAGGGCGGGGCGATCGCCGCGCGCGCCGCGTGTCGCGCGCCCGCGTCGGCCGGGCGGGCAAGTAGAGAAGGGCGGCCCCTGCCCTCTCGATCGAGCTGCGCGCGCGGCCCAGCTCGTCGACGTGCGCCTCGATGCCGGCCGGGCGAGATCTGAGAGAACCCGGCTTCGCGCCTTGGCCGTCGCGCAGCTCGTCGACGGCCGCCGGAAAAACGGCGATCGAGCGGCCGGCCGGCGCATGGCCGCGCCGTTTTGCAAGTCGGCACAGGCATATCCAGAAATCCGAGGATTTCGGCCCGTTCTCGCGCTAAGTCTTTGATTCTGGAGCAAACACCATCCTCGACCGACCCCGCTTTTTCCTCGGATGCCCCCTGTTTTCCCCTCGGCCCCGTTTCGCCGTGTTTCCTTACTCTCTCTCTCTTAAATATCTGAAAAGAAAGAAGAAGTAAGGCATTGAAAAGAAAAAGCGCGCGCACTCATACCCTCGAACCGATCCCCTCGACTTTTGCCCCTGCCTATTTTTTAATCCTCGGATTCCTCATGCGAAAGAGGCATCATCCGAGGATTGCCGAGGGAGCCGAAACCCTTATGCGACAAGGCTTTGCGGGCGATCCCCTCGGCATCCTCGCATCCTCGCGAAAATCTCCCCCTGCCCCCCGACTTGCGATTGCAAGCCCGCTCTTTCATGGCTCTCGATTCACTCGGCCGGCAAGCACTCGAAAACGCATCACACGCGCATCAATCCGCATCACGCCGGCGGCCTCGATATCCGCCGGAAACCCGCACGGCAAGGCGCTCGGCCGGCCGGCGTCGGACTGCAAGAAAAGGGGCGACCCAAGAACAGCGCAGGCGCGGAGGGGTGACTGCGAAATTTCAGGTGAAAGCGGGCGCAAACGCGGCCCGTAGGGGCGGCCGGCCTCTCGACCCTAGCCAACCCCTTGCCGGCCCCGTGGCGGCCCCGTGGCGGCCCCGTGGGCGCACCGGAACCCGCGAGCCGGCCGGAAGGGCGGGGCGCTGCATAGAAGCCGTCACGCGCTCGCATCACGGGCGCATCAATGCAACTAGCGGTCGGCCGCACATCGGCCTTGCGGTCGCGACACGGCGTCGACGGGTAGTTGCGTCGGCTTTGCCGGCCGGCGAGCGCGCAGCGCGCGGGGGTTTTCAGGGGTTATGTCTCTAGGATTTTCCCGCGCAGCTCGCGCGCGGGGTTTCTTATACGTTTCTTAAACGTTTTTAAGAACCCGCAAAGCCAATGCTGGCAAGGGTTTCCGGCCGGTCATTCGGACATTTCTGCGGTTTCATCGGACATTTTTGCGGTCTATCGGACATTTTTGCGGTGCTATCCACAACCCCGCGCCGGCACTTATCCACAGTCGGCAATCCGGACACTTGACCGACAATGTACGAATAGGCACAATCGGACTTCGTTTTGTGATGTACGAATAACCGGAAGGATGTCCGAATGAAGAAGCGCGCCACGCTAAAGATGGACCTCGATGCGCCGATCGCCGAGAAAAACGTGAACATGAGCAACGCACTCACGCGCGCAGCTCATAGCCTGTTGCTTGCGGAGAAACGCCTTATCTCGGCGTGCATATCGAAGATTGATTCGATCCCGGCCGGCGTGCCGATCGTGCAGCACGGCGCATGGACCGTGCGACTGTCGGCGGCCGAGTATGCGGAAACGTTCGACGTCGACCTCGATACCGCCTACACGCAATTGAGGGACGCGAGCGAGAAGCTATTCAATCGATACGTTCGATCGACGCGCGAGACACGCAAGGGAACCGAGGAACACAAATTCCGATGGGTCGGCGGGGTCAAGTATCACAAGGGCGAGGGATGGGTAGAGCTGCACTGGTGGCATGAAGTCGTGCCGCACCTGTACGGCTTGCGCAAGGAATTCACGTCTTACAAGCTCAAGCAAGCGGCGGCGCTGCGCTCGGCTTATAGCTGGCGCTTGTTCGAATGCTTTCAATCATGGAAGTCGACCGGCTGTTACATGCCGTCGATCGAAGATTTTCAACGCGCGATGGACGCGCCGAAAAGCTGCGTTGCTGACTTCAAAGCCTTGCGCGTTCGCGTGATCGAGCCGGCCGTGAAAGAGCTGCGCGAAAAGAACGGCCTCGAAATTGAATGGGACGTGCGCCGCGCCGGGCGCAAAGTGATCGGCCTCGAATTCCGGTTCAAGCCTGACCCGCAAACGACGCTTTTCTAAGGCAACCGCAAAAATGTCCGAATAGACTGCGCTCAAACCCTTACGGGGCGGGGCGCTGTCCATCAACCGCAAAAATGTCCGAATAGCCCACGATGAAAAGACCCGGAGCCGTTACCCTCGGCGAAGTCGCCGCGAAGGCGACGCACATCGATATCGCCTGTTCTCGCTGCGATCGGCGCGGCCGTTACGCGCTCGTGCGGCTCGTCGCGGCGCACGGCCCCGACTTCGCAATGACCGACCTCGGAAACGAGCTGGCGAACTGTCCGCGTCGAAACGCGCCGAGCCACGGCGAAAGATGCGATGTGTATTTCCCCGGCTTGCCGAAGATCATGAACGGCTGACCTGTCGGCCTCATCGCACAAAGAGAAACGGCGCGCGCCTCGAACAAGGCCCGCGCCGTTTGTCTTACTTGGCCGGCTTCGCCGTGCCGATGGTGTACGGCTTGAAGCGCACAACCTCGTCGCCGAGCCAGTCATTGAGCTGCGTGAAGCGACGTTGCAACGGCTCGATTTCATTCGCGCCGAATACCTCGGCGGCCGTATCGGCCGCGCCGAATCCGCCGGTATTGCTCGGCACGATCCCCATGAGCTGCGGCGGAATTCGATGCGCCGCGAGCAAGTCGTCGCGCGTCACATTCTTGATGTTGAAAAACTCATCTTTCGCCGTGACCTCGGACACGGGAATGAGCTGGATGCCGTCTTTCTTTCCGTTCGGCGCGTACATGAACAGATTGCGGAAATTGCCCGGCCCCTTGCTTTTCTTCAAAGCCTCGCGCATTGCATCCACATCGGTTTGACTCTGCGCGGCATCGGTCATGTACAGGATGAACCCGGCGTGCGAGCCGTTCTCGTAATACTTGCGACGAAAGAGCGTTGCGCTTTCGTTGAGCCATGCCGAGTGCATCGCGCCGAGATATTCGGGCAAGCCGTACACCTCTTGATTAATGTCGGGTTCCATCAAGTGATGCACGCTGCCCGGCTCGAACTCATATTCGATCTGCTGATATCCGTTGAGCTGCACGAAGCGTTGCAAGTCAATTCGCCGGCGAGTGTATTTCGACGGCGCGCGTTTGAGCGCGAGCGTGTTGCCGAGGCGCGATCTTTTCCGCTCGACATAGCCATTGCCGAACGTAAGGAAATCGAGCGCCCACTTGTCGAATTCCTCGCGCGTGAGCAACTTGTGCGGGATGAACGTCGACGAAAGCACGTTGCGTTTGAAGTAGATCGCCGAGCCATGATGCACGCCAGCTCGAAACGTCTTTGCAAGGCCCGACCATGACACCGGCGGCTCGTACCAATCGCCGACCGCATACGCTTGCACGTAATCGAGAATTTCGGCGCGATCCATAACCGGCACTGGATCGTCGAAGCTGAAAACCTCGGCGCGCGTGTTCGTCGACGTGGCCGCCGGCGTCGTGCTCGATGCGTAGTTGCTGCGCTTTCGCTTGCTCATTAAGAGAACTCCATGATGCTTGAATTGTTTGCGGTCACGCCCTCTAGCGGCTCGTTATCGAGCGCATGCAGACAAGCCCATGCCAAGTCGGCATGGCCCGTTTCTTCGCTACGGCTTGCCTCATATGTGACCTTGCGCCCGCTCGCCGTCATGGTTTTGCGAATCGCCATGAAGCTTTGCGCTAGGTCTGTCCAACCGGCATCGAATTCGAGCCGGCCCTTGCTGATGACCGATATGCCTTTCAGCACGAGCCGGCCCTTTACCTCTGGCGAGTAGTTGAGCGCGACCGCGCTCGGATAGAACTGTTTGACGAGCTGATAAACGCCTTGCCCGATGCCGGTCGTATCGATCGACATATACGTGACGTTGTATTGCTGCGTGATCTGGCGAATGCTTTCGGCCTGTGCCTCGAAATCCATGCCGCGAAACTGGCACTTGTGCAGCACGCGGAACTTGCCCCCAGGTACGGCCGGCGGGGCGACGACGACAAGGCCGGCCGAGTCGCCGGAAAGTGCGGGGTCATACCCGACCCATACCGGGCGATAGGCGAAAGGGCGGGGCGCGAGCGGCTTGAAATCGTCGGCCCATTCTTCCCACGAGTCGACCATGCAGCGTTGCAGCTCGGCGAGCGGAAATATTGACGCTGTGTCGTCGATAAACTGGCACATCAACAGATTCGCGTACTCTTGCGCGCTGTATTCAAGGCGCAGCTCGTCGATATCGAACAAGTCGCAACCGCCGGCGACGGCATCCTCTACGGTCACGATCTGGCGAAACTGGCGATCCTCGCAAAGCCGGCCGCGAGCGAGTGCGGCGTGCGTCACGTCTAGGTGAATGTGATCGGCTTTCGCGCGGCCTCGATTGAAGTGCTCGCCTGTCCAAAACGTATAGGCTTCATGCGTGATACTCGACGGCGTTGAGAAATAGGTTTTGCGCCATTTCTTGTGCATCGCCATTCCCGACGCGACCTTGTTGAGCTGGCGAAAACCGCTCACCCAAAAATATTCGTCGAAATAGAAATTGCCGTGATAGCTCTGCGCTGTCCGCGAATTCGTGCCGAGAAAAATCAACTCGGCCATGTTCGGCAGAATGATCGGATCGCCGGTCAATTCGACCTCGGCGGCCTCGGCGGCGAACTGGCGAATGTACGACTTGAAAACGTGCGCCTGTGCCTTGCTGGCCGACAAGAAAATCTGATTGCGCGCGGTCTGCAAGGCGTCGTCTAGCGCCTCGCGTGCGAAATAGAACGTCGCGCCGATCTGCCGCGACTTGAGAATGTTGCGCGTGCGCTGATGCCCGTTGCGATACCACACCTTTTGATAGCCGAACTGGCAATCGAGAAAGGCCTCATGAAGTCGCGCGATCTGCTCGTCGCTGAACTCGTTGCGCACCTTCTCTTTGCGAGGCGCTTTGTTGCGTGCCTCGATGTTCGGGTTTAAGTCGCTTTCTTTCCCCGTTTCGCCGTACTTATGCACGCGCGCCATGCGCTCAACTTGCCGGCCGAGCAAGTCAATCTCTTTGAAGTCGTTGCCAGTCTTTACCGGCTTCGCAATTAGCACGGCAAGGCGCGTTTCAAGCGACGACTCGATGCGCTCGATCGCCGTCGACTTGTCCCATTCGTCGCGCTGTTTCCACGATTCGACCGTCGCGCGTTTGAGCTGCAAGTGCTCGGCGACGGACGTGATGCGCCAACCCTGCCAGTAAAGCGCACGCGCTAAACGGCGAGGGTCGGCATTCGCATCAAGGGCGGGGGCGATATCGGCTGTTTCGATCATGCCGGCAAGTTTCGCGTGTCGCGCGCGCGCAAGCACGTTTCCCAATGTGTACCCAACGCACGAACAAACGCCAATCGTTGAGCTGATGCGACCGCGAACGCAAGATATCAACTCACGCTGAACCTGATATCGATGCCCCTGCAACTTGATATCAACATGCGATGAACGCCCCCACCTGAACCCTGTTGGAGAACTAACGATGAAATCTCGCAAGCTGTCGCTCATGTCGCTCGCGGTCGCGGCGATCGCGTTCGCTTTCACGCTCGATGCACACGCGGCGACGCTTGTCACGAGCGCCGTGCTCAACCATGCCGACGCGCTTTCGTTTCTGAGCGATCACGGCGTCGCCGGCGCGGCCGGCCTCGGCGCAATGGCGATCGGTTCGACCGCTGCAACCTCGGCGGCCGATGCGATGAACCTCGCAAAAACGAAGATGTTTCGCATCGCCGTCGAAGGCGGCACGACTGACGGTCGTGTGATCGAGCGTTCATGGCTCGAACAGATTGCCGAGACCTACTCGCCGACGAAATACGGCGCGCGCGTGAATCTCGAACACTTTCGCGGCTTGCTGCCCGATGGCCCGTTCAAGGCGTATGGCGATGTGATCGCCGTTGAAACGCGCGAACTCGATGGCGAATTCGCTGGAAAGCTCGGCCTGTTCGCGCAGCTCGATCCGACGCCGGAACTTGTGGCAATGAACAAGGCACGGCAAAAAATCTATACCTCGTGCGAGATCGACCCGAATTTCGCGGCATCGGGCAAGGCGTATCTAGTCGGCCTCGCCGTGACCGATAGCCCGGCAAGCCTCGGCACGGAAATGCTCTCTTTCTCGGCTAAGAATCCGGCGGCGTTCGCTGGCCGCAAGCTCACGCCGACGAACCTTTTCACGGAAGGCCTTGAAACCGTGATCGAGTTTGAAGAAGCCGAGCAACCGGCCGTGCTGCCCGCGCTGCTGTCCCGCGTGAAAGAGCTGTTGACCGGCGCGAAGAAGAAGCAAGCGGCCGACGACACGCGTTTCGCTGACGTTGCGCAAGCGTGCGAAGCACTCGCCACGCACGGCAACGAGCAAGCCGCGCAAATCGAAGCACTCACGAAGCAACTCGCCGAGCTGGCCGACGCACGCAAGGCCGATCGCGAGGCATTCGACGCGCTGCACACGCAGCTCTCGACAACCGAAAGCGGGCAACCTCGCCCCGCGTCGACCGGCTCGGCCGGCGGCAATGTCACGACCGATTGCTAACCCGCGATCACTTCCCTTTTACTGCCCGGAGAACAAACCTCATGCGTAACGAAACCCGTGTCGCGTTCGAAGCCTATTGCGCGGCAATCGCGACCCTGAACGGCGTGCCCGATGCGACGAAGAAATTCGCCGTCGCGCCGAGCGTTCAACAAACGTTGGAAAACCGCATTCAGGAATCGAGCGGCTTTCTCAAGCTCATCAACATCATCGGCGTCACCGAAAAGGAAGGCGCAAAGCTCGGCCTCGGCGTCGGCTCGCCGATCGCCAGCACGACCGACACCGCGACGAAGGATCGCGAGCCGGCGGACGTGACCGACCTCGACGAGAACGGTTACAACTGCACGCAAACGAACTCGGACACGTATCTGAGCTATTCCAAACTCGATGCGTGGGCGAAATTCAACGATTTTCAAACGCGCGTGCGCAACGCGATCATTCTGCGGCAAGCACTCGACCGCATCGCGATCGGCTTCAATGGCAAGTCGCGCGCCGCAACGTCCGACCGCGCGGCAAACCCGCTGCTGCAAGACGTCAACAAGGGATGGTTGCAGCGTATGCGCGAGCAAGCGCCGCAACGCGTGCTGAACGAAGGCGCAACGCCCGGCAAGGTGAAAGTCGGCACGGGCGGCGATTACGCGAACCTCGATGCGCTCGTCGCCGATCTGCTCTCGTCGGCGGTCGACCCGTGGCATCAAGAGGACACCGGCCTTGTCGTGCTGTGCGGCCGTGGCTTGATGCACGACAAGTATTTCCCGCTCGTCAACAAGGCACAAGCGCCGAGCGAAATGCTTGCCGCTGACGTGATCGCGAGCCAAAAGCGCATGGGCGGTTTGCCGGCTGTTTCGGTTCCTTTCTTCCCGGCTAACGCCGTGATGATTACGAGCTACGACAACCTGTCGATCTATTTCCAAGACGGCGCACGCCGTCGCACGATCGTCGACAACGCGAAGCGCGATCGCATCGAGAACTACGAATCGTCCAACGATGCGTATGTCGTCGAAGACCTCGGCCGCGCTGCTGTCGCCGAGAACATCGAAATCGTGACCGCGTAAGGGAGGAAGTAATGACTAGCCCCGCACGTCGCCACTTTCAACGCGTTACGGCAAGCCTCTCGTCGGCGAAAGCCGGCGAAGGCGAAACGATGGTCGGAAGCGCATACGAGCTGATGCTTGCGAAACTCGCGATCGATCGCCGTCGACTGAAAGAAATCAAGTCGATCGCGCGAAAGATCGAAGTCAAGCGAGCCGAGCTGTTGCCCGCATATGTCGACTACGTTGCCGGCGCGTTGAGCGGCGGGCGGGGCGCGCAAGACGATGTTTTGACGACTGTGATGATCTGGCGCATCGATGCCGGCGACTTCGCGGGCGCGCTCGATATCGCGCGCTATGCGATCAAGCATCGAATGACCTTGCCCGATCTTTACGACCGCACGCTTTCAACGGCGATCGCCGAAGAATTCGCCGAGGCTTCGCTTTCATCGTTCAAGAAAGAGGCGATCGTGATTCGCGTCGACGGCGCGCAGCTCGCCGAAGTCGCGCAGCTCACCGAATCGCACGATATGCACGATCAAGTGCGCGCGAAGCTGCACAAGGCAATCGGATACACGTTCGAGCGCGACGGCGACTTGCCGGCCGCTCTCGAACACTTGCGCCGCGCTCTCGAACTCGACGAGCGCGCCGGCGTGAAGCAAGACATTGCTCGCATCGAGAAAGCGAGCAATGCGGCCGGCAAGTAAGCCGACCGCACGCAAAGAGCCCCCCTCGGCCGGGCGGCGCCGGCTGACGATCACAACGCCTGACGGTTACGTGATCCGACGCCGGCCCACCGCCCACTAATTCACGAGCTGGACACCATGACGAGTTTTAACGCGATCGCAACCCCGACACTCTCGCCCGACTCGGCCCCGCCAGTCGACGCGCAAACCGTCGAAAACGTCGCATGGTTCCCCTCGATCGACCTCGCGCATATGCGCGAAGCCGTGCGCCTCGTCGGGACTGTCACGACCGCGCGCTTGCGCGATGCCGTGATCGCCGCAATCGACGAAGTAAATCACGAGCTGGCGAGCTGGCGCGCGCCGCTCGAAGCGACCGGCGTCGCGTCGCTCGCCGAGCTGCCGGCCGACAAGATCGGCGGCGAAAGCGTGCAGCTCGCACGCTATCGACGAGCCGTCTATTTCCTCGCCCGTGCTGATCTGACGGAAAAGTATCGCGATTTCGATAGCACGAAGTCGGGCGCGAACGATGCCGACGAACTCGTGACGACGATCGACGCCGATCGCCGCAACGCGCGGCAAGCGATCAACGACATGCGCGGCGTCGCGCGCACAACGATTGAGCTGATCTGATGCGCGTATATGCACAACAGGGCGATACGGTCGACGCGCTGTGTTTTCGCTACCTCGGCCGCACGCAAGGCGTCGTCGAAACCACGCTCGAAATGAATGCCGGCCTCGCCGATTACGGCCCCGTGTTGCCGCTCGGCCTCGCCGTCGACTTGCCCGAAGCGCCGAACGATCAAACAACGATTCAGCTCGTCAACCTTTTCGACTAACCCGGAGCCGACATGGCCGAACCTAGCAGCACCACTATCGCCGTTGTATCGGCCGGCATCGGCTTCGCAAGCCTGTTTCCCGGCATCGACGGCAACGCGCTCATCGGCGCTTTCACGGGCGCGGCGCTCGTCGTCGTCACGTCGAAAGACCTGACGCTTGCGAAGCGTTTCGCCTACCTCGTGATTTCGCTGATCGCCGGCTATCTGGCCGCGCCTGATGTAGTGAATCACACGCCGATCACGAGCACCGGCGTTGCCGCGTTCTTTGCTGCCGCGCTGGCGATTACCGTCACTCTGCAACTTATCGAGCGCATCAAGTCTTTCGACCTGCTGTCGCTGATTCGAAAGGGCTGACCCATGCACAACCCCCTCGCACTGATCGCGCTTATCGCCTACACCGTGGCCGCGTTGCGCATCCTGTTCTATCGCCGCGACGGCGCACGGCATCGGCATCACGTTTCATGGTTCGCCTGGCTGTTGCTCGTCGCGCTCGGCGGCTCGGCGATCGAGCTGGCCGTGCATGCGAAATCGGTCGGCTATTTCGAAGCGGCTCGCGCCGTTCTTTTCACTGTTCTCGTTTTCGGCGCACGCGGCAACGTCGCGCGCCTGCTGCGGAGTGCATGACATGCTTTTGAGAAAAGGCGATATCGGCGTCGAAGTGGCGTTGCTGCAAAAGCGGCTCACGCGCGCCGGCTTTCCGGTCGCAGAAACGCACGTTTTCGACCATGACACCGAATCCGCGGTTATGGCCCTGCAGAAAGCTCGCGGCCTCGTTATCGACGGCATCGCCGGCCCGAAAACGATGATCGCATTGCCCGGCGTCGCGATGCCTCGGCACCTGTCCGACGATGACCTCGTGAAAGCGGCCGGCACGCTCGATGTGCCTGTCGCGGCGATTCGCGCGGTCAACGAAGTCGAATCGAGCGGCGAGGGTTTCTTGACCGATGGCCGGCCGGCAATCCTGTTCGAGCGACACGTTTTCTATGAGCGATTGAAGGCGCGCAAGATCGACGCCGATGCGCTCGCAGCTCGCTATCCGAACATCGTATCGAGCGCGGCCGGCGGATATTCCGGCAAGGCGGCCGAATACATGCGCCTTGCGACGGCCGAGCGCATCGACCTCGATACCGCGCACGAGTCGGCCTCATGGGGCGCGTTTCAAATCATGGGGTATCACTGGCGCGACCTCGATTATTCGAGCATCGCCGATTTCGTCGCGCGCATGCAGCGCAGCGAAGCCGATCACCTCGACGCGTTCGTGCGCTTTGTCGCGGCCGACACGGCCTTGCTTAACGCTCTGAAGGGTAAGAAGTGGGTCGCGTTCGCGAAGGCCTACAACGGCCCCGCATACGCGCGCAATCTGTATGACGTGAAGCTTGCCCGCGCATACGAGCGTTATGCCGAGCTGGAAAAGACACCGGCGAAGGCGGCGGCATGAATGCGATCGCCGCGCGCGTCGTCGCGATCGCCGTCGCCGTGCTCGCGCTCGTCGCCGGCGTGCTCTACGTGAAAGCGTTGCGCGCCGAGCTGGCCGAGGCGACCGACAAGGCGAGCACCGCGCAGGAAACGGTAAAGCGCCGCGACGCGACGATCGCCGATATGCAGAAGAAAGAGCGCGACAACGCGAAGGCGCTCGCGCAGCTCGAAACGAAGCGAAGCGCGATCGCCGGCGACCTCGCGCAGAAGCAAACCGACTTTGAGGCGTTGAAGCATGAAAACGAAACCTTGCGCGCGTGGGCTGATGGCGCTTTGCCTGACGATGTTGTGCGCCTGTACGACCGCCCCGCAATCACCGGAGCCGACGCATACCTTGCAATGCGCGCCGGTCACGCGCTGCACGCTGCCGGCGAGCAAGCCGCGCACAAATGACGAGCTGCGCCGCGCGCTCGATATCGCCGAATCGGCATGGGCGGAATGTGCGGCCCGCGTCGACGTGATTTTCGAATGCCAGTCGAAAGCCCTTTCTCTCACCGCCCCCGACCATGAACAAAGCGAATAGTCTGCGCGCCGCGCTCACGGCTGCCGTGCCGTCGCTCGCGACCGATCCCGACAAGCTGCTCGTCTTTATCGACGCGGGCAACATCATCGCCACGGGCGCGGCATCCGGCTCGTTTGACTACGCCTACACGCTAAACGTGATGCTGCTCGATTTCGCCGGCGACGCCGATATCGTGTTCGCCGCGCTCGTCGCGTGGATCTCGCGCAACGAATCCGACTTGCTCACGAATGACGACATGCGAAAAAACGGCATCACGTTCGAAGCCGACCAGCTCACGCAAACGACCGTCGATCTTTCGATCAAGATCAAGCTAACCGAAAGCGTCGTCGTCGGCGTCGACGAGCAAGGCGCGAGGACAATCACGCACGTCGACGAACCCGTGCCCGAATGGGAAGTGCAAGGCCTGTTCGATCCGTCGACGCTATGAACGAACTAAGCGCGCTCGAATCATGGGTGGGCGGTCTGCTCTCGCAGCTCTCGCCGGCCGCTCGTCGCGCAGCTCTGCGCGATATCGCGCGCGAGCTGACGCGAAGCCAACGCACGCGCATCGCGCAGCAAAGAAACCCGGACGGAAGCGCATACGAAAAGCGCAAGCCGCGACTCAAGCACTTGCGCGATAAAGTCGGCCGCGTGAAGCGCGCCGCGATGTTTGCGAAGCTGCGGCAAGCGCGCTATCTGCGCGCCGAGAACGACTCGCAAGGCATCACGATCGCATTCGCCGGTCGCGTCGCTCGCGTCGCTCGCGTGCATCAATTCGGCGGCACCGATCGCGTCGCGCCGGGCGGCCCCGAATACACCTACCCGGCCCGCGTGCTGCTCGGCTTCACTGATGCCGACCGCGAAATGATCCGCGATTTACTGCTCAAGCACGTCACGGCATAACGTTCGGCCCCCGAAGTTTGTACCCGACACGCTGACAAACGCGATTGATCGACTCGCGTGCGCGTGCTCGGCAACATGGAGGCATGAACTCAAACGAATCCACACGCCAATTTCTGAACGGCATACGCAAAGGGACCGTGATAGGCCTCGCCGGCGCGTTGTGTCGCGTGGAAAGCGGCGATTTATCTACCGACTGGATTCAATGGTTCGTGCCTTCTGCCGGCGAAACGATCGAGTGGCTTGCGCCCTCGATCGGCGAAGGCGTGTTGCTGCTCGCGCCGAGCGGCGACCTTGCGCAAGCGATCGCGCTGCGCGGTTTCTTTTCCGAAGATTTCCCCCCGCCGAGCACCGACCCGACGAAACACTTGCGCGTCTATCGCGACGGCGCATCCGTTGAATACGACATGGCCGCCCATGTTTTCAACGTCACATTGCCCGATGGCGGAACCGTCAACGTCAACGCCCCCGGCGCGGTCAACGTCAACACGCAAACCGCTGTCGTCAAAGCTGATGACGTGACGATCGATGCCGCGCAAACGACCGTCACGGGCGCGATGCTCGTCAAAGGCGCGTTTGTGTTCGAGAACGGCATGAGCGGCAAGGCCGGCTCAAGCGGCGGCCCTGCTGCTGTCATTTCCGGCACCGTCGCCGTGAGCGATGACGTGATCGCCGGCGGCAAGAGCGGGGCGCATCACACGCACAAAGAACAAGGCGACGGTAACAACGTGAGTGAGCCGCTATGAGAGGAATGAACGCATCGACCGGCCACGCTACGGCCGGCCTCGCGCACCTGTACCAATCGATTTCGAAAATCCTGACTACGCCTATCGGCACGCGTATCGCTCGCCGCGATTTCGGCTCGGAGCTGCCCGCGCTGATCGACGCGCCGAACAATGGCACGACGCGCGTGCGCCTCTATGCTGCGATCGCGACGGCGCTGATGCAATGGGAGCCGCGTTTGCGTCTCTCGCGCGTGCAGCTCTCGACCGAGCTATCGAACACCGGCGCGGGCGTGCAAGTCGTCGACATTGAAGGGACCACGACCGAAACCGGCGACGCCGTTGCGACGCGCGTGCAGCTCACGAACGGGGGCGCAGCATGAGCGCAACGCCGATCGACCTGTCGCGCCTTTCATCGCCGGATATCGTCGAAACGATCGACTATGAAACGCTGCTCGCCGAGCGCAAGGCGAAACTAGTGTCGCTCTATCCGGCCGACCAGCAAGCCGAAGTAACGGCGGCGCTCGCGCTCGAATCCGAGCCGATGAACATTGTTTTGCAGGAGAACGCCTATCGCGAAGTCGTGTTGCGCCAACGCGTGAACGATGCCGCGCGCGCCGTGATGCTTGCTTATGCGAAGGGCAAAGACCTCGAACACCTTGCCGCGCTGTTCGAAGTAGAACGCCTGACGATCACGCCGGCCGACCCTGAGAACGATGTTGCGGCGGTCATGGAGGATGACACCGACTTGCGTGCGCGCACGCAGCTCGCGCCGCAAGGCTTTTCCGTTGCCGGCCCCGAAGGCGCGTATATCTCGCACGCTCGCAACGCTGACGGCCTCGTGCTCGATGCGTCGGCCGTAAGCCCCGCGCCGTGCGAAGTCGTCGTTACGATCCTCTCGCGCACTGGCGACGGCACGGCCGACGAAACGCTCGTCGCTAAAGTGCAAGCCGCGCTCGCGGCCGACAACGTGCGCCCGCTCACTGACCTCGTGACCGTGCAAAGCGCAACGATCAAGCCGTATGCGGTTCGAGCGACGCTCGTTTTCTTCGCCGGCCCCGATCGCTCTGTCGCACTGGCCGAGGCTAACTCGCGCGTGAAAGCTTACGTCGACGAGATGCACAAACTCGGCATGGCGATCACGCTCGATGGCGTCTATGCCGCTGCTCGCGCGCCCGGCGTGCAAAAGGTGTATCTCGACGAGCCGGCGGCCGACATTCCGGCAACGAAAAGCGAAGCGCCGTATTGCACGGCTATCGAGCTGATCGACGGGGGCATCTACAACAATGAGTGATCTGCTCGCCCCTAACTCGTCAACGGCCGAGCGCAACCTTGCGAGCGTCGGCGCGCGCATTAGCGATATCCCCTCGCCGCTCAATGTGCTGATGGACCCCGATGCGATCCCGCTGCCGTTGCTGCCGTGGCTGGCGTGGCATCTAGGCGTCGACGCGTGGAAAGACTACTGGCCGGAACAGACGAAGCGCGCCCGCGTGAAAGCCGCTATTCCGATCGCGCGCAAAAACGGCACTGCGGCGGCCGTGCGCGAAGTCGTCGCGGCGTTCGGCGCAAATATCGCGCTGCGCGAGTGGTTCGAGCTGACGCCTCGCGGCACGCCCGGCACGTTCGATGTAGTGCTCACGGTCGGCTCGCGCAACGGCGAAGCCCCTACCGCTGCTCTCGTCGCCGACATCATCGCGGAAATCGACCGCACGAAGCCCGTGCGCTCGCACTACTCATTCACGCAAGGCTTTTCGATGCAAGGCGCGCAAGCGATCGCGGCGGCCGTTCGCCCCGCGTTGTATCGCCGGCTTTCTTTCTCGGACTCTGAACAATGAGCGGAACCCTTATCACAATCACCGACGCCGGCCGTGCTGCGATGGTCGCGCCCGGCAACACGGGCACGAACGCGCATCAAGTCGTGAAGATCGGCCTTGCGACCGCTGCTTTCGTCGCTGACAAAGGCATGACGGTCATGCCGAACGAACGCAAGCGCATCACGACATTCGGCGGCTCGAACATCGCGGCCGATACCGTGCATGTAACGTTGAAAGACGACACCGACGATCAATACACGCTTTATGGTTTCGGCCTGTATCTCGAAAACGATGTGCTGCTCGGCGTCTATAGCCAAGCAACGCCGATCATGGAAAAGTCGCCGGCCGCAATGCTGCTGCTGTCGGCCGACATGCTGCTCACGTCGATCGACGCGGCGGCGCTCACGTTCGGCGATGCGTTGTTTCTGAATCCGCCGGCGACGGAAACCGTGCAAGGCGTGATCGAGCTGGCCACGCAAGCCGAAGTCAATGCGGGCACCGACGATACGCGCGCAGTCACGCCGAAGAAAGCCGCAAGCCGCTATGCATCGCTCACCGGAGCAAACTTTAGCGGCCCTGTGAGCGCAACGCAGCTCAACACCGATGGCCCGGCGACTGTTGGCTCGGCATATATCAAAAGCGCGACGCGTCAAGCCGTCATCTCAACGACCAATTTCGACGGCCTGTCGATTGAAGCGACGGACCTCGGCAACACGACGAAAAAGAGCATCGCGCTCGCGCCGTGGGGCGGCAAGGTTCTCGTCGGCGGCGTCGTCGACGATGGCATCGGCCTTGTGCAAGTCGCCGGCCTTATCACTGCGCAAACGCCGGCGGCCGGCGACGTATCGAAACGCGTGCCGACGACTGAATGGGTTATCGCTGCGATCGCGGCGGCCGCTGTCGGCACGATCGTTTTCGAGCCGCGCACGTCTGTCCGCGCTGGCTTTCTCAAGCTCAATGGCGCTGTTCTCAATCGAGCCGACTATCCGGCGCTTTGGGCGTATGCACAGGCGAGCGGCGCAATCGTCGCCGAGTCGGCATGGACCTCGAACAATTGGGGCTGTTTCTCGACTGGCGACGGCGCGACGACCTTTCGCTTGCCGGAAGTGCGCGGCGAATTTCTGCGTTGCTGGGATGACGGACGCGGCGCGGATAGCGGCCGGGCAATCGGCACGTATCAAGTAACGCAAAACCTCACGCACGCGCACACCGCGACCGCTGCCGCTGTCGGCGATCACGTCCATAGCGCATGGACCGACTCGCAAGGATGGCACGGGCACCACGGCAACACGGCCGCGATTGGCGATCACCAGCATGTGCTCGATCAATACGTGCCGACGTTTGGCAACGACACCGATCGCGGCGTCGGTAGCCAATCATGGTTTTCGATCGACAGCTATCGCAACGCTTACACGAGCTGGAACGGGTCACACGGGCACGCTTTCGACACTGACGGAGCCGGCACGCACGGCCACAACGTTGGCATCGGCGGCGCTGGCAATCACACGCACACGCTCACCGTCGCGGCGGCCGGCGGCAACGAGGCACGCCCGCGAAACCTCGCAATGCTCGCCATGATCCGCGCTTATTAAAAAGGATTTCCAATCATGTTGATTCATCAATACGACGCCGAAACCGGCGCATACATTTTGAGCCGTCTTGCTGACGCCGATCCCCTCAACGCCGACCGCTGGCTTGTGCCCGCGTTTAGCACGGCCGAGGCATTGCCGACGCGCTCGCAACTCGAATGGCCGTTTTTCATCGATGGCGCATGGAAGCTGCTGCCCGACTATCGCGGCCGGATTCTGTACCGGCAAGACACCGGCGCACCCGCTGAAATCCTGATCGCCGGCACAACGCCGGCTGAAAACGGCTTGACCGATAAGCCGCGCCCCTCGGACGAATACACGTTCGCCGATGGAGATTGGAAGCTCGATGCGGCGATCGTCGCGCAGCGCGTTCGCGCCGCTGCAATGGCGGAATTCGACATGCGTATGACGCGCGCTCGTGCAGAGAACACCGGCAAGGCTGACGCGCTCGCGGCCGGCTTGTTGACGCGCGAGCAAGCCTATTACTTCCGAGCATGGTCAACGTACCAGCTCGATCTGGTTCGCGCGATCCAAAGCGAAGGATTCCCCGACGCCGTGCAATGGCCGAGCGATCCGGTTCCGTTCGAAGAAGCAAGCGCGCCGGCAATGAAGGAATACGAGCTGCGCATCGCGAAGGCGTCGACCTTCACCGATGGCAAGGCCGAGGCATACGCGGCACGCACGCTGTCAGACGAGGATCGATACAACTATCAGGCGTGGACCGCATACGCCGAACTGTGTACGCGTGCCCTCGATCGCGAAACGTTCCCGCTCGCTGTCGTATGGCCCGACGAGCCGGCCCCTTACGTGCCCCCGCCCTCGCCGACCCCTGTCGCTGACGGCACGCAAACCGAACCCGCGCCGGAAGCCCCGGCCGACCCCGCGTAACGCCGAAAGCGTCGCGAGCTGCAACCCGCCCTTTTCACTGTTCTCTTATCAGGAAACCATATGGCAACCGATTACCACCACGGCGTGCGCGTTCTCGAAATCAACGAAGGCACGCGACCGATTCGCACCGTAAGCACGGCCGTTGTCGGCCTCGTCGCGACCGGCCTCGATGCCGACGCCTCGATGTTCCCGCTCGATACGCCCGTGCTCATCACCAACATCGAAAGCGCAGTCGGCAAGGCCGGCGACAAGGGCACGCTCGCACGCACGCTTAATGCGATGAAAGCGCAATCGAAGCCCGTGACCGTTGTCGTGCGCGTGGCCGATGGCGTCGACGACGCCGGCACCACGAGCAACGTAATCGGCACGACCACGGTCGGCGGCGCTTACACCGGCATGCAAGCGTTGCTCGCAGCGCAATCGAAACTCGGCGTGAAGCCGCGCATTCTCGGCGCACCTGGACTCGATACGCAACCTGTCGCGGCGGCCCTCGGCACGATCGCGCAGAAGCTTCGCGGATTCGGCTATGTGTCGGCCAATGGCGCGGAAACGAAAGAAGCGGCGATGACGTACCGCAAGCAATTCTCGCAACGTGAGCTGATGGTGTTGTGGCCTGACTTCATGGGATGGGACACGAGCACGAGCACGTCGAAAGCGATCGACGCGACCGCGATCGCGCTCGGCTTGCGCGCAAAGATCGACGAGGAAACCGGCTGGCACAAGACGCTCTCGAATGTCGGCATCAACGGCGTCACGGGCATTTCGCGCGATGTGTTTTGGGACTTGCAAGACCCCGCGACCGATGCCGGCTACCTCAACGAGAACGACGTTACGACGCTCATCAACTCGAACGGCTATCGCTTTTGGGGTTCCCGCACCTGCTCGGATGATCCGCTGTTTGCGTTCGAGAACTACACGCGCACGGCGCAAGTGCTCGCCGACACGATGGCCGAGGCACACATGCTGTACGTCGACAAGCCGATGCACCCGTCGATCGTGAAAGACCTGATCGAAAGCATCAACGCGAAATTCCGCGAGCTGATCTCGCAAGGCTATTTGCTCGGCGGCTCGGCTTGGTACGACGAAAGCGCGAATGAAGTCGACTCGTTGAAGGCCGGCAAGCTGGCTATCGATTACGACTACACGCCGGTTCCGCCGATCGAAAACCTGATGCTGCGCCAACGCATCACCGACCGTTACCTTGCCGATTTCGCTTCGCGCGTCACGGCCTAACTAGGGAGCATGAAACATGGCATTGCCGAAGAAACTTAAGAACTTCAATCTGTTCCAGAACGGCGAAAGCTTCGTCGGGCAGATTGCAGAAGTCGCGTTGCCGAAGCTCACGCGCAAGATGGAAGCCTATCGCGGCGGCGGCATGAATGGCCCGATCGACGTCGATCAAGGGCAAGAGGGCATCGTGCTCGAATGGACGGCGGCCGGCTTCATGCGCTCCGTTTGCGCGCAATACGGCATCACGAAGCATGACGGCGTGCAACTGCGCTTTGCCGGCGGTTATCGCTCGGAGGACTCGACGAAGCACGACAACATCGAAATCGTCGTGCGCGGCCGTCACAAGGAAATCGATCCCGGTTCGGCGAAGCCCGGCGACGATACGGCGTTCAAAGTCTCGACGACTTGCAGCTATTACAAGCTGACGGTCAACGGCGAAACGGTTATCGAAATCGACTTCGTGAACATGATCGAAAACGTCAACGGAACCGACTTGCTCGCCGATCTGCGCAGCGCGATCGGCCTGTAAGCGACCAGCTCGAAGCATTGCCCCGCTCGCTCGGCATCGCCGGGCGGGCATCAACATCAAAACCTAAACAGAGAAAGAAATGACCAACGCACACAACGCACTCCCGCAAGGCGCTCACTCGCACGCGATCGCAACCGACGCACAAGGCGCTCACTCGCATTCGATCAACGTACAACCCGACGCCGGCCATACGCACTCGATCGCCATGCAAGCCGACCCCGGCCATTCGCACACGATCGCCACGCCGGCCGCGCAAGTCAACTCGGCCGCAACGTCGCGCCCCGGCGTCGTCGTGCTCGATGTGCCGATCACGCGAGGCGATACCAAGATCACCGAAATCGTATTGCGCAAGCCGAGCGCCGGCGAGCTGCGCGGCACGTCGCTCAATGCGCTCGTGAATCTCGATGTTGATGCGCTCGCGAAAGTGCTGCCGCGCATTTCGATGCTCAACGAATTCGACGTGCAACAACTCGACCCGGCCGACCTCGTGCAATTGGGGGTGGCGTTCGCAGGTTTTTTGCTGCCGAAGCGGGCGAGCTAGAACACGGCATCCCCGATAGCGTTGACGAAGCGATGGCCGACATAGCGATCGTGTTCCACTGGACACCGCGCGATATGGCGGCCTTCACACTGGCCGAGCTGACCGAATGGCGCAATCGCGCCGTCGAACGATGGAACCTCATGAACAATGGCAACCGGTAACGACCTCAAATTGCGCGTGCTGTTCGATATGGTCGACGGCGCAACGAAGCCGCTGCGCAACGTATTGAACGGAAACAAAGAGCTGGCGAAGTCGCTGAAAGAGTCGCGCGGCGAACTCGGCAAGCTTCAGAAAGCGCAAAAGGACGTGGCCGCGTTCCGCGATCTGCGCACGAGCCTCGCCGACACGTCGACGAAGCTCGGCGCGGCGCAAGCGCACGTTAAAGAGCTGGCCGGCTCGCTGCGCGCGTTCGGCCCGCCCTCGCAAGCGATGGTCGCGCAGCTCGAAAAGGCGAAGCAAGCCGCATCGAAGCTGCGCGCCGAGCACAAGCAACAAACGGCGGCCGTCGACGAGCTGCGCACGCGACTCACGGCCGCCGGCATCGACACGCGCAACCTGTCGCAACACGAAATCGCATTGCGCGCGAGCATGGCGTCGACCGTCGCCGTGATGACGACGCAGCAAACGAAGCTCGCCGAACTCACCGCACGCACGAAGCGACTCGCCGAGGCGCGCGAGCGCATGAACAAAACGAAGGAACTCGCCGGCTCGATGGCGGGCACTGGCGCGAAGATGATGGCCGGCGGCGCTGTCGTCGGCGCGGCGACGCTCGTGCCCGTGGCCGAGTATGCAAAGGCCGAGGATTCGGCGACGCAGCTCGCAAGCGCGCTCATGCGCGCCGGCGGCGTCGTGCCCCCTGAATTCGAAAAGATCAACGCGCTTGCGTTGAAGCTCGGCGATCGACTGCCCGGCACGACCGCGGACTTTCAAGACATGATGACCATGCTTACCCGGCAAGGTATCAGCGCGCAATCGATCCTCGGGGGCATGGGCGAGGCAACGGCATATCTCGGCGTGCAGCTCAAAAAGACGCCGGCCGAGGCGGCCGAATTCACGGCGAAGCTACAAGACGCCACGCGCACGACCGAAAAGGACATGCTTTCGCTTACTGACGTGATCCAGAAAGCGTTTATGCTCGGCGTCGACGATAACAACATGCTCAACGGGTTCGCGAAGCTCGGCCCGGCGATGGATACCATCAAGCAAAAGGGCATCGAAGGGGCGAAGGCTCTAGCGCCGTTGCTCGTCATGGCCGATCAATCGGGCATGGAGGGAAGCGCGGCCGGCAATGCGTATCGCAAGGTGTTTCAGCTCGGCATGGACGCGAAGAAAGTCGGCAAGGCGAATAAGCAGCTCGCGCCGGCGCAACGCCTCGACTTCACGGACGGTAAAGGCGAATTCGGCGGCCTCGATAAGATGTTCGCCCAGTTTGAAAAGCTCAAGACGCTCAACACGCAAAAGCGCCTCGGCGTGCTCAAGGAAGTTTTCGGCGACGACGCCGAAACGCTGCAAGTCATTTCCCTGATGATCGAGAAAGGGAAAGCCGGCTATGACGAAGTGCAAGCCAAGATGGCCGCGCAAGCCTCGATGCAAGAGCGCGTGAATAAGCAGCTCGGCACGCTCAAAAACCTATGGGAAGCGGCCGGCGGCACATTCACGAATGGCCTCGTTGCGTTCGGCGAGGCGATCGCGCCCGAAGTGAAAGGCGTTGTCGAATGGCTCGGCGATATGTCGGCACGCATGGGCGCATGGGCGCGCGAAAACCCGCGCCTCGCAAACGGCCTCATGAAGATCGCCGCAATCATCGCGATCGTGATGGCCGTTGTCGGCGGCTTGCTCGTCGTGCTCGGCGCGATCCTGGCCCCGATCGGCGCGATTGCGTTCGCGTTCTCGGCGCTCGGCGCGGCCGGCCTCGCGACGGTCGGCATTTTCGCCGGCGTGGCGGTCGGCATCATCGCGGCAATCGCGGCGATCGGCGTCGCGATCTATACCTATTGGGAGCCGATCAAGGCATTTTTCGGCGGCCTATGGGCGCAAGTGCAACAGGCGTTCGCCGGCGGCATTTCAGGCGTCGGCGCGCTGATTCTCAATTGGTCCCCGCTCGGCCTGTTCTATTCGGCGTTTGCGGCCGTGCTGCAATGGTTCGGCATCGACATGCCGTCGAAATTCACCGAATTCGGCTCGAACCTCATTGCCGGCCTCGTCAACGGCATCACAAGCGGCCTCGGCGCTGTGCAAGCCGCGATCACGAACGTCGCATCAAGCACGGTCGGATGGTTCAAGGAAAAGCTCGGCATTCACTCGCCGAGCCGCGTTTTCGGCGAGCTAGGCGGATTCATCACGCAAGGCGCGGCGCTAGGCATGGAAGGCGAGCAAGGGCGCATCGCGAAAGCCGCTGTCGGCCTCGCAACGCTCGCGGCGACCTCATTCGCTTCGCCGGGCGCACAGGCGGGCGCTACGGCCGCCGGCGGCCCCGGCGTGACGTTTGATACCCGGCCGGCACTGCAAGCCCGCCAAGCGGCCGGAAACGCGGCCGGCGGGGCGTCGGCATCGGGCGGCGACTCGTATGTGTTCCACATCACGGGCAACGATCCGAAGGAAATCGCGAATCAAGTGCGCGCCGTGCTCGCGGACATCGATCGCAAAAAGGCCTCGCGCGTTAGCTCGCGCCTGTCCGATTAACGGGGGAAAGAAGCGATGATGATGGCACTCGGCCAATTCGTTTTCAGTCTGTCGGAGCTGGCCTATCAAGAGCTGCAACGGCGCACGAGCTGGAAGCATCGGAACACATCGCGCGTCGGCGGCCGTGACGCGCGGCAATTCACCGGCCCCGGCGATGACTCGATCACGCTGTCGGGATGGTTCGCGCCCGATGACGGCATCGGCGGCAAGCTTTCGTCGCTCTCTGAGCTGCGCACAATGGGCGACGAAGGCGATGCCTATGCGATGGTCGACGGCACGGGCACTGTGTACGGCGCTTTTGTAATCGAAGGCCTCGACGAAGGGCAATCGTTGCTCAAAAAGGACGGCACGCCGAAGCGCGTCGAATTCACGATCAACCTCATGCGCGTCGACGATGGCCTCGTGAAAACGAAAACCGACGCGCCGAAAGACAAGGCGACGACATGAAGCAACCGACGCCGATCTATCAAATCACGCTCAACGGCAAAGACCTCACGAGCAAGATTTCGCCGCGCCTGAATCACCTATCGCTCGACGAGTCACGCGGCGAGGAAGCCGACACGCTCATGCTCACTCTCGACGATGCCGACGGCTTGCTCGCGCTGCCGAAGCGCGGCGAAGTCGTGCGCGTGGCGTTCGGATGGTCCGACACTGGCCTCGTCGAAAAGGGCTCATTCACCATCAATGAAATCGAGCATTCGGGTTCCCCGGATACGCTCACCATTCAAGCGCGGTCGGCCTCGATGACCAACGCACTAGGCGAGCGAAAGGAGCGGAGCTGGCACGGCGAAACGATCGGCGCAATCGTGCGCAAGATCGCCGGCACGCACGGCCTTAAACCGGCGATCGCCGAGGCGCTTTCGAAAATCGTGATCGCGCACATCGACCAGACGCACGAAAGCGATATGTCGTTTCTCACGCGCCTCGCGAAGCGTTACGACGCCGTGATGAACGTGAAAGACACGCACTTGCTTTTCGTGCCGATCGGGCACGGCACGACCGCGAGCGGCAAGGCGCTCACATCGATCGAGCTGACGAGGAAGGAAGGCGACCGGCATCGATACCACGTATCGGAGCGCGAGAACTATGCCGGCGTGCGCGCGTTCTATCACGCGA